ATTGCTCTGTAGATGATTCTCATTACGAAGCAGGAGTAATGTGTGTGAGACTTTATAGAACAGACACTGCTGCATTCATGGAATCAGATCATTGTGTAATGCAAGCAGCAGGAACTCTAGCATAATTTAGTTTACTTTTGTAAATAACTGTGGTATAATTATAGTATGATTGATTTGAAAACTATACACGAAATGTGGTCAAAAGACTGTGAAATAAACTCAAACGAACTCGACAAGTCTTCGCGTGACCAGCCAATCTTACATGCCAAATACCTAGAACTCTTATCAACTTACAAGTTACAGTTGAAGCGTGCTGAGTTTGCACAGAAACAATTGTTAAAAGATAAGTGGCTTTGGTACAACGGTAAGATGTCACACGAAGAAATAGTTGAAAAAGGTTGGGACCCGGATCCTTTCAATGGGCTAAAAGTATTGAAAGGCGAGATGGAATATTATTATGATGCTGACCCTGAAATCCAAAAGTCTGAAGAAAAGATTCAGTACTTTAAGACAGTTATAGATACATTAACAGAGATTGTAAACAATATTAACTGGCGACATCAGACAATATCAAATATTATAAAATGGAAACAATTCGAGTCCGGAAACTAAATCATGCAAACCTGCACATAACGTGCGAAAGTGGCACAGCTCAAGAGCTCAATGAGTTTTTTAGTTTCTATGTGCCCGGATATAAATTCATGCCCGCGTATAGAAATCGTATGTGGGATGGAAAGATTCGTTTATTCACTGTAATGTCTGGTGAACTACCGGCCGGTCTATACGAGCATCTTCTACAGTTTGCTGAACAACGTGCTTATGAGATAGAAGTAGATGATTCTAAGTATGGTAAACCTGATGACTATAATAAGGTCGATGTAAAAGATCTCTATGAATATATTAAAGGACTAGAACTACCGTTTGATATACGTGATTACCAATTTGATGCAGTTTCTACGGGAATCCATAGAAAAAGAGGCATACTCTTATCACCAACAGGATCTGGTAAATCTCTTATCATATACGCTTTAGTGCGTTATTGGTTAGAAAGGCTTACCACAGGGTATCGCTATCCACACAGCGGTAGGGCTTTAATCATCGTACCTACCACTTCACTCGTAGAACAAATGTATACGGACTTTATAAAGTATGGTTGTGGTGAGCGAGCCATGCATAGAATATATTCCGGTAAAGATAAGAAGTTTGAATCAGCAATATGTATTAGCACATGGCAATCAATATACAAACTACCGCGTGACTGGTACTCACAGTTTGGCATGGTAATAGGTGATGAGTGTCATGGTTTTAAATCAAAATCATTAATGTCAATTATGAACAAGGCCAGTGAAGCTGAATATAGGTTTGGCACGACTGGTACACTCGACGGGGCCCAAACACATGAACTCGTACTCCAAGGTCTATTCGGTAAGATATACCGCGTTACCACAACGAAAACTTTACAAGATAACAATACTCTCGCCAGCCTTGCCATTAAACGAATCGTACTTAAGTACTCAGAAAAGATACGTAAGGAGTTTGGTAAACAACCATATCCGGATGAAATCGACTTCATTGTATCCAATGTCAAAAGAAATAAATTCATACGAAATCTGGCCTTAGATCTAAAAGGTAATACACTAATACTTTATAACTATGTTGAGAAACATGGTAAGCCACTTTACGATTTGATAGATAATAAAGTAGATGAGAATAGAAAAGTATTTTTTGTATCAGGCGAAACAGCTACCAATGATAGAGAAGCAATACGTGGTATTGTTGAAAAACAAAAAGACGCCATTATAGTAGCATCACTTGGTACCTTCTCAACAGGTATAAATATTAGGAACCTTCATAATATTGTTTTTGCTTCACCGAGTAAGTCACAGATAAGAGTGTTGCAAAGTATTGGTAGAGGTTTACGTAAAACAGAAGATGGAAAAGCTACTACACTATATGATATATCTGATGATATAAGTTGGAAAACGCGTAAAAATTATTCTTTACTGCATTCGTTTGAAAGATTAAAGATATATCAGAAAGAACAGTTTGAGTATAAAACCATACAACTGGAGTTAAAACCATGAAAGCTATGTATAAACAATTTAAGCTTACTAGTGGCGAAGAACTTATATGTGAGTTGGTCGAAACTAATGATGCAGACGAAGGTATCACAGACGTTATTATTAGACGCGCTATGAAGATTGTAACTACCGATGATTTAGAAGAAAACACACGTTATTACACGTTTAAACCATACGTTACTTTTCAAGATGATACTACAGATTTAATAGCTCTTAACTCTGTACACATAGTTAGTGAGTCTACACCATCAGAAGTTGTAATGACACATTATGCAAGTGCGCTTTCTGATGCAGATAAATTTAATAAGATACGTAAAGCCACTAATATTTCGCTTTCTGAAGTACAATCTAAACTAAAAGATCTTACAGAACAAGAGATGGACGAGTTTCTAGAATCAAAATTAGCAGAAATAAAAGACACTGATTTAGATACTTTAGATTCACAAATGTCTAACGTTATAGAATTTAAGCCACGAGGTACGTACCATTGAGTTTTTTAGTACATCCTCTACCTCCAGAAAATGTATTAGTAAGAAAAGAATATCTCTATGATCTTGAACGCGGTCACGGAGAATACACGCCTGGCATTTGGATCTCGGTAAAATCAACTCAATACAAAGCGTTATACTTTGAAACGCTACTTACAGAATATGGTGCACTTTATGATAAACTTCCGCTGTCAGCTTTCGTTTGGAAAACAGATCATGGCGATCTACCTCTTGATGTTTTGCAGTTGTGGGATTGCTTTGATTACGACCTTACTGTAGTTGAAAAACCTATACTAAGTCGGTGTGAGTTTTTCGGCAAAGACAAGAATATGCACGCAGGTGAGTATATGTTTACTATCGATAATGCACATCGAGATAGATCTACAATAGACATAAACTTTTCTGAACACGACCCAGAACATAAAAGCTTTAACGTAATACAATTGGATAACGGGCAATTTGCAGCTCAACCTAATAATAGAGTAATATGGCGTGATTCGAGTTTAACGCCTGATAAATTAAAACGTCCGGATTTTAAAGTATGTACACAAAACTATCGTGTAGAAACAGAACCAAAATGGTCTGTTGGCCATACTGATGAATGGCAATATATGACAGAGGACGAGGTATCTACCCTCCGGAAAGAATCTTAATTTATTATACCACAACGTACGAAAAAGTACACCATTATTTTTTACATTCAAAACAAAATTAATCTATTTACAAATATAGCTTACTAGTTTATAATATACTATATAATGAAGGAGGCGACATGGCACGCGCACAAAGAAAAAGTATTCACTATGTCAATAATGCTGAATTCTCACAAGCCGTAGTGGAATATGTCACAAAAGTTCAAGAAGCTAAGAAACAAGAAACAACTCTTCCAATAGTACCTGATTATATTGCCAGCTGTTTTCTACGAATAGCTGAGGGTTTGTCTCACAAATCTAATTTTATTCGCTACACATATCGCGAAGAAATGGTAATGGACGCAGTAGAAAATTGTTTGAAGGCGATTGAGAACTATAACTTAGAAGCGGCTACCAGAACTGGAAAGCCAAACGCTTTTGCGTACTTTACACAGATTACGTGGTACGCTTTTTTGAGACGTATCGCTAAAGAGAAAAAACAGCAAGATATTAAATTAAAATATTTGACAAAGTCAGGTATCGAAAACTTTATTGACAACGAGTTAGGTGACGAAACATCGCAGCAAGTTGTTGGCGCTTTCGTTGATACACTACGAGATCGCATTGAGAAAGTAAGATTCACAGATAACATTATTAAAGAGGAAGTGATAAAAGAAAAGAAGAGGCGCAAGTCAAAGAGTGCTGATTCTGATTTATCAGAGTTTTTAACATGAAAAAAATTATTGAGTTCCTTAAAAGTAAAGACGATATTGAAATGTTTATGATTACTTGCGTATTAGGTACTATCTTTGCATTCTTTATCTATTGTGGTTGGAGTCTAATTAATTGAAGGTAGCAGTATTAAATGACACACATTGCGGTATACGTAACTCTTCCGAGATCTTCCTCGAAAATGCCAGGGTATTTTACTCAGAGGTCTTCTTTCCTTACTGTAAAGAAAACGGGATCGAGCAAATCATACACTTGGGCGACTATTATGACCACAGGAAGTTTGTAAACTTTAAAGCGTTAAATCACAACAGGCAGCATTTTCTTAATCCATTACGCGAAAATGGTATGAAGATGGATATTATACCTGGCAATCACGATACGTATTATAAGAACACAAACGATCTTAACTCACTCAAAGAATGTCTTGGTCATTTTATGAATGAGATCCATATTATTATGGAACCAAGAGTCATGGAATACGGGTCACTAAAGATGGCCATGTTGCCGTGGATCAATCCAGAAAACTATGACGACTCTATGAAGTTCATAGCAGATTGTAAAGCTGACTGGCTTGGGTCACACTTAGAACTCAACGGATTTGAAGTAATGCGTGGTATGACAAGTAAACATGGCATGGATCCCAAACTGTTTTCTCGATTTGAATTAGTTTTATCAGGTCATTATCACGTGGCATCTCGTAGAGATAACATCTGGTACCTAGGTTCGCAAATGGAGTTCTTCTGGTCAGACGCACACGATCCAAAGTATTTCCACGTTATCGATACAGAAACAAGACAGATAGAAAAAGTCAGAAATAATAACACTTTGTTTGAAAAAATAGTGTACAATGACGACAAAATGGATTATAATAACTATAACATATCAAACTTAGATGGTAAGCTCGTAAAAGTCGTAGTAGTAAATAAAGC